AGGGACGTCTGAACAGCGCGACGCGCAGCGCGTGCGGAATCCCGTTCCTTTACCGTCGCACGAAGCGCGGCGAAGGCGTACATGAACAGAATCCATCCTGCGCAGGCACAAAAGAACATCGTTGTATAGTGGACGGTCCATAGGTCCATAGAATTCTGTAGCATTTCTTTCTCCCTTGTTCGGGTTTCGGTCAGTCCTTGCAGATGCTTCGGTAATTGCACCAATTACAGACGGAACATTCGCGCGTCGTGTCGCATATGGGGAAGTTGTCCACAGGAAGCGGCGTGTTCGTCTTCGGGTTCGACAGAAGCTTCTTCTGTGCGACCATACTGCGCTGTGCGAAGTCTTCGACGGAAGACATGTCCGCGAAGGTTGGCGTGTCCACGGGAATCGGCGTCGCGGCGACCGACGACAGGTAGACAAGGGTTGTCTCTACTTCGGGAAGTTCCTTCCCGTAGGTCGCGCACAAGTAGTGCCAGTAGACCGCCATCTGTAGCGCGTGCTGTTCCTTCACGCGACCTGTTTTCCAGTCGATGTTGTGAAGGTCCCCGTTCTTCCGTTCGACGACAAGGTCCAGCTTGACCCATGCGGGGACGGGACCGAGTCCGCGATATTCGGACAGGACTTCCGTCGTCAACACCTTGTCCCCCTTCTTCATATCGTCGCGCAGCCAGTCCAGCGCGACGACGGTCTGGTCGACGACTTCGTCCAGCATGTTATCGAAGAAGCTTTGTTCGGCGTAGCGACCCCCCTTCCCGTCGAAGTGTTCCTTCAGGACGAAGTGGCGCTTCGTTGGGGGAAACGCTTCGGGGTTGTTCAAGTGGTCGATGGACTGCGCCCATTCAGAAGTAGCGACAATGTCGATGTAGTCTGTAGCCTTCTTCACGGCGCGCGTGAAGTTCGCCTTCTTCGCTTGGACTTGGTGGACGCGGTTCGTCTGAAGATAGTACGCAATAGCGCGATGAACAAGATCCCCCTTCCATCCGTGATAACCGCTAAGCTGTTTCAATTGGAAGGCGCGCTTCGACAGCTTGGTCGCGTTCGGTTTCCATCCTTCAGCAACGGCGTAATAGTTGAAGAAGTATTGTCGGGCGCACGCTTCGCGCTGGTTGTGTCGTGAGAAGGACCACGACAGCGGGGAATATTTAGGCATGTTCAGAATCTCCGTTGTTGTTGTTTAGTTTATCGAAGGGGACATGATAACAGAAACGGCGCGAAGCTGTAAAGTACCAACAAGAAAAAGGCGCGGAAATTCGGGCCTTTTTCGGAATTTATTTTCGACCCGTCCGACCCCTTCGACGGGTCGCCGCTACAGCGGGGAAGGGTCCGGGGGTTATTTCGTTCTTACTATTACAAAAATTAACGACTGGAATCGCGCTGTAGTCCCGTGCAATTGACCGCACTACATTCTATCCCCTTGATTTTAAAGGGGTTGATTGCGTTTTGTAGTGTAGTATGGACCCCCGACATAAGCACGGGAATCCGCTGAATTATTTCCAGACCTTACACTACAGACGGAAAAGTCGTAACCCGTTCAGCTTACACTACATCGGGATAAAATGGGACTTGTTGCAGACACTACAGACCCCCCGGAATGGTGAAATGTCCCTATTACAAAAATTAACGACTGAGATTCCTTTTGTGTAGTGCGCGGTGTAGTGTCCGCTATGCTTCTGCGACTGTCAGTCGTTAAATTCTGTAATAGCGGAAACCCTGTCGAATATCGTTCGACCCTTGCGCGCATGTGAATCTAAGTACCGAAAAAATATGAAGGATTCGCGTGTATACTATTAAGGAAATTAACTACAGGGTTGCGCGGGACGGGGACAGTTGTCGCCGACCGCGTCCTTCAGACAGGACCGCAGAACATGACACTTCCAACAATGCCAGACGAAGCGCTGTCCGCTGAACACCTTCGTGTCGGCGGGGGTTACGGCGTCGCAGCGGAAGGGGGTTCCCCCGCAGGCGGATTATCCGTCGACGACGAAGGACACCTTGCGACAGATGGCGACGTGACCGCGAACGCCTTCAGCGGCGACGGATCGGCGTTGACGTCGATCCCCGCGCCTTCGGATGCGGACATCGAAACCGCTTACAACAATCAGGTCGCAGCGGCGTCGCAGGTTGAAGCGGAAGCAGGAACGGAAGCAGACATTCGGCGCTTCAGTCCCCTGCGGATTGCGCAGGCCATCGCAGCGTTAGGTTCAGGCGATACGTCTGGTCCGGGGTCGTCCACAGACAACGCTGTTCCCCGCTTCGACGGGACAGGCGGGAAGACCCTTCAAGCTTCAAGCGTACTTATAGACGACACCGACAACATAACGCTTCCAGCTTCTTCGACGGTCGACGGTCGCGACGTGTCTGTCGACGGCGCGAAGCTGGACGGGATAGAAGCGAACGCTACATCGGACATGACCGACGCAGAAATTGCTACAGCCTACGAAGCGAACACGCCGCAAGCGTCGCAGGCTGAAATGGAAGCGGGAACGATTGCGTCCGACAGGCGCGTGTCGCCGCTGCTTGTGAAGTACGCCGTCGCCGCGCTTGCACTTGTGAACATGACCGTCCTTGCGATGTTCACGAAGCTGTTAGCGTCGACAGGGTTGTCGTCTTCGTCGAACGCTACCGTGTGGGACAGCGACGACGGCTATGCGTTCAATCTAACGCTGAACGAAAACACAACAATCGGCGCGTCGCAAGGAACCCCGTTCGATTCCCAGTCGATACGGTTCATTATCACGCAAGGCGGGACAGGCGGGACGGTTTCTTGGAACGCGGAATTCGTCGCGGGTTCCGATTTCAGCGACACGATCCCCGCAGCGGGAACAACAACCGCAGACGTCGACATATACGCGTTCGTGTATATGTCTGGCCTTTCGAAGTGGGTCCTTGTGTCCCACGTGTTGCACTAAGTTATGGCGGACGGCAACACAGGCGCAACGACGGGAACGACCTGCACGGACGAAGGCGGCGGGGACGAATCGTGGTCCGGAACCTTGAACGATGTCTTCACGGACAACTTCAGCGGTCCGAACGCGTCCCCCGGTGGCGGCGACGAAATGAACCGCATCCGAATGGTAAATTTCCCGTGGTCGACCCCTATTCCTTCAAGCGGAATAACTATTGTCGGCGTAGAAGTTACGCTTACATGGGACCAGTCTTCAGGCGGCGACTTCATCTTGACAGAAGCGTACGTCATGCACGCAGGCTCAACACAGGGAAGCAACCAAGCGGCGGACGAAGAACCCCCAACAAGTCCGGGGGACGTCACCATAGGCGGACCTGCGGATATGTGGGGAATGGGTTCAGTGTCGAAGGCTATGGCTGACAGTTCGTCCTTCGGTTTCCAGTTCAAGATAGTCGACGACAGGTCGGGTTCCGACGACATCGACATCGACTATATCGTCGCTACTATCTACTGGGACAACACAGGCGGCGGGGGTTCCCCGACACACAGACAGTTCGCACTTCCCTTCAACTAAGGAACAACGGAATGAACAACATCACACTGAAAATAGACGGCGTGAAGATGACACACGGCGAAGCGACGCGGTACTTCCGCCGAATGCGCAACCTATACGACGACGCGCAAGCGGAACTTCGGGACGTCCTTCAGCTGAACCGTCGCGGCGAACGCGTCGCGAAGAAGGAAACCGAAGCAGGTCGGACGGAAGACGGTTCGTCGATTCGGGACGGTAACGACAAGCACGTGAAGGCGGCGCTTCGGGACCTGTCGAAGACGGTCGACGCGCCGACAACCCTTGCGGACATCCGGAAGAAGACCCTGTCGACCGTGTATAACTTCGAAGCACATGCGTGGATAATTGTCCCCGCTGTTCCCGAAGCAGCGACACGGGACGAAACAGGGTTCCCGCCGTTCCTGTTCAACCTGATAGACACGGACGGCGACAACGCGGTGTCCGCTGCGGACATGATTCTTTACTACAACAGCCTGTAGACGTCGCGTCTACTAGACAGGAAGCGTGCATTATGCCAGTGGGCGAAGCGGGGTCGTGGATAGTCGCGGCGGGAACGGGAATCGGCGCAGGGATCGCAGGCGCGCTAGGCGGTCTGCGTGTCGGCGGTAAGAAGGGGAAGGACATCGAAGCGCGTCTTCAGCTTATCGAATATAAACAGGAAGAAGCGGTAAAGGTAAACGACAGACAAAACGAATTGCTGGACAAGCTGTTCCAACAGTCCGAAGAACTTGCGATCAGCTTAGCAGGCTGTAAGACGTGCCACGTTGACAAGGAAACGCCTTGACTAAGAAACCAACAAAACGCACAGCGCCGAAGAAGGTGAACACGCGCGGACGTGGTCCGGATAAGAAACCCCGGAAGCGTCGGACCGTGGACAACCCGAAGTCGAAGCGCGGCGCGGCGCGTATCAAGGCCGAAGCGCGCGAACTTCAGGAACAGGAAGAAGCGCTTCTGTTCGTGGAACTGCGGAAGCGCGGACTGTCGCATCAACTGATAGCCGAAGCAGCGACGCACAAGAACGAAGAAGAAGGGAAGAAGCTTCCCCCTGTCAAGGACACACACGTCCGGACCGTGATTGCGCGGGAACTGAAGCGACGCCGCGAAGAACTTGCGGAATCCGTTGAAGACCTGCGCGCGCTTGAAATGGAGCGACTGGACGAACTGTATGCGATAGCGCAACAACGCATCGCACAGGGAAGTGTAGCGACCATAGACACAGCGCTGAAGATTATGTCCCGCCGTGCGAAGCTGTCCGGACTGGACGCGCCTGTCAAGCTTGAACCCCATTCCGAAATGCCTGTCTTTATTCTTCCGACAGGCGTCGACTTCACAGGAACGGAATTCGACCTTGCTGCAAGGAAGGCGGAAGAATGAACGCTGTCGCCGTGAACGATTCAATCGTCCCCGCATACGTTCCCGTTATGGGCGCAACGTCGCGCTACGTTGTCCTGTACGGCGGCGCAGGTTCGGGGAAGTCCTACTTCTGCGCGCAGGTCGTTATTCTTCGCGCCATGCTGTCACGACATCGCATAGCTATCATACGCAAGGTCGCGCGGACCCTTCGACAGTCGGTCTTCGCGCGCATCCTTTCGCAGCTGAACGAATGGGGAATCCGCAGCGTCGTCAACGTGAACAAGTCCGAAATGCTTATCACGTTCCCGAACGGTTCGGAACTGTTGTTCGTCGGTCTGGACGACCCGGAAAAGCTGAAGTCGATAGATTCACTAACTTCGATATGGATCGAAGAAGCGACGGAAATATCTGAAGCGGACTTCACGCAGGTCGACCTTCGTCTTCGCGGTGTTACGAAGTTCTGCAAGCAGATACTTCTGTCCTTCAACCCCGTGTCCGTTTCGCACTGGCTGAAGAAGCGCTTCTTCGACAACCCTTCCGAAGGGGAAACGACTGTCCTGAAGACGACGTTCCGCGACAACCCGCATTGCGATGAAGAGTATAGTCGAATGTTCGACGACTTGGAAGCGCGGAACCCCGACCTGTTCCGCATCTACGGCAAGGGTGAATGGGGAATACTGAAGGGACTTATATATCCGAATCACAGGGTCGTCGAATCCATTCCCGAAGACGTCGACGTCGAAGGCTACGGTCTGGACTTCGGATTCAACGCGCCGTCCGCGCTTATCTGGTTGGGGTTGAAGGACGTCAACTGGACACGCAGGACGGGGACAGCATACGTCCGTGAAGTCCTGTATGAATCGCAGCTATCTAATACCGAATTAGGCGACAGGATGCGCGCGCTTGGTGTCAACGCACGCGTCCCGATATACGCCGACGCAGCGGAACCCGCACGCATAAAGGAACTACGCAAGCAGGGGTTCAATATAAAGCCTGCGAACAAGGGGAAGGGTTCGGTTCAATCTGGAATCGGCCTGCTTAAATCGATGGACCTACAGTCGCACAAGGACAACGTGAACGTGAACCGTGAACTGTCTACGTATTCGTGGGAAGTCGACAAGGACGATAAACCGTTAGACCGTCCCCTGAAGTTCGACGATCACGCAATGGACGCCTTGCGCTATTGCGTGTGGTCTATGATGAAATCCCCGCGAAGAACTATAAAAGGAAAATAATACCATGCCAGAAGGCGAACTTTCTGTCGTCAACAGCGACCTAACGAAATGCGTCGAAGGACTGAACGCGAAACAGTCCAAGGTGTCGACCCTGTGGGACTACTACAAGGGACGACACATACTTCGGTGGGCATTGTCCCGCCTTGAAGAAGTCTTCCAGAATCAACAAGTGAACTTCGTGCAGAACTGGTCCGCCGTTGTCGTGGAATCGATGCTTGAACGGATAGAACTTGCGCGCTTCGATATGGACGAAGAAGCGAAGACGAAGAAGCTGTCCGAAATGTTCACGGAAAAAGAAGGGTTCCTCGAAGCGCACGCCGTACACGAAGAAGTCCTTGTCGTGGGCGAAGGGTTCCTTGTCGCAGGCACAGGCGCAGACGGCGACGTCGAACTATACCAGACGGACGCCGCGAACATGTTCGCACAGTACGACCCCGAACGTCCCCGCGAAATGGTCTTCGCTTCGAAATGGTGGGTCGTGGACGACGGCGTCCGCTTGAATATCTACTATCCGGACCGAATCGACTACTATCACAAGAAAGGGAAACAGGAAGCAGGGACGAAGGTCGGGTCGAAGGGTTGGGTCCCTTATGTTTCCGACGCAACCGGGGACGGGTCCTTGACGCACGACTTCCCCGGAATTCCCGTCTTCCACTTCCGACGCGACAGGAAGCTGTCCCCGGAAATCCTGAACGTGATTCCCATACAGGACGCGATAAACAAGCTGTTAGCGGACATGATGGTCGCGTCGGAATTCGCAGCCTTCCCGCAGCGCTGGATTATTTCGCAGGCGGAAAACGACGGGAAGGTTCCCTACGGTTCGTACAGCACGCTAGAGATTCCCGCAGGCGACGGCGAATCCCAAGGAAGCGCGGCGGGGTCCTTCCCTGCGGCGGACCTTGGGAACTTCCTGAAGGCGGTCGAATCGAAGGCGCACGCTATCGGGATTATATCGCGGACCCCGAAGCACTACTTCCTTGCACAAGGCGGGACCCCTTCCGGGGAAGCGCTTATCGCGATGGAAGCGCCGCTTGTGAAGAAGGTAAACAAGGTGATAGCGAACATGATCCCGACTTGGCGACGCGTCGCGCAGTTCCTTCTGGAATCCACGGACGACAAAGTGACCCCCGTCTTCCTTGAAGCGGCGACATCCCTTCCCGTTACCGTGTCGGGTACGCGGAAGACGGACGTCGAAGCAGGGATTCCGCTTATCACGACCCTGAAGCGCGCAGGATGGACCGAAGACGAAATCGAAGCTATGAAGGCGGACACGCAGTCCCCGGACACGCAGGAAGGGACCACAGACGCGCCACAGTCCCCCGTAACGTCCCCGAAGGAAGGACAGACACTAGCAGCGCAGGCGGCGGGACAGGAAGCGCAGGTCGCCGCGCAGGCGGTCGCAATCAAGGACAGCCTAGCGCAAGCACTGGAAGCGATAACCGTCGCACAGGTCGACAAGCTGGTAACGTCGGGCGCGCTTGACCGTCTGCGGAAACCGAAGGACGAACCCGCTGCGGGTAAATGATGGATCCATTATCGGAAGCGGAAATTCTGGACCTTGTCGTCGCAATGGGCGTCTTCGCCAAACAGGACGAAGTCGTCTATGCGAAGTACCTGTTCGAAACCGTGACCGCGAAACGCGCCGCGCTTGTGCAGGTCTACTACGACAGCTTGGTCGCGTCCATGTCCGGGGTCGCGGACGCTGCGGTCCTTGCGGAAGCGGAAGCGCTTGCGTGGACAGCTGCGGCGTCCCTACAGCGGGACTTCGTGCGTTCGGAGTTAGCGAAGGTCGGCGCAGTTATATCGGACGGCATAGCGGCGGGGAAGCATCCCTTCGAAGTCGCGCGCCTGTTGACGCTTGTCGACAAGCTGGACCGTCCCCGCGCTGCGAAGCTTATCAAGTACGCCGAATCACTGGAAGGTCTGGGACTGTCCCCGGAAGACATCGCGAAGAAGATCGAACTGTATAAGAAGGCGTTACTAGAAGAACGAAGGAAGACGATAGCGCGGACCGAAATGCGCAAGGCGGTCGCGACTGCGGACACTCTTCAGGCGACGGAATCGGGCGCGAAGTATAAGGTCTGGCAAAGCACAGGCGACAGCGACGTGTCGGACGAATGCGAAGCGAACGAAGCGGAAGGTCCTATCCCGATACGCGACAGCTTTTCGGGCGGCGTAGGTGTCCCCCCACAACATCCGAATTGTCGGTGTTCGGTGTCCTATATTTTTAATGATGCAATGAAGGAACAAGCGGAAGCACGCGCCGACCTGCGGTCCGCGAAGACCGCAGCGGCGAAACAGCTGAAGGGATAATCAAGGGATGAAGTGTCCAGTATGTGAGAGCAAGAAAAGTCGGGTTCTGGAAACGCGACAGTACGACGCAGACGGGGAAGTCCTGAAGCGTCGACGACAGTGTTCGAAATGCAAGCAGCGATTCAGCACGTTCGAAGGCTACGAAGTCGCGGACCCGGAACAGCCTTTCCGCGTGTCTGAAGCGGTTATCCATATGGAAAAAGCTTCGACGTGGCTGTCCCGTCCTGCGCGGAACATTCCCATTGTCCGCGACGCGCTTGCGAAGTACACTGCGGCGTTGCTCTTGTTGAAGGAAGAAGACGAACGCCGCGCAGAAGGCGCGCATCTAGTGAACGAAGACACCTAAACACTATATGCGGATTCCCCGCATATTCGACGGTAGAATGAAGTCAACTAAGTGACCATGTCACGAAAGGGATCACCATGGCAGACGAAGAAGGGACCCAAGGTTCCGACAACGATGCGAACGAAGACGAAGAAGGAACCCAAGGTTCCGAAGAAACCCCGGACTACGACACGTGGTTCGAATCACAGGACGAACAGGTACAAAAAATTGTATCTGGTCGCCTTGCGAACCTAGAGTCCGCACATGGACGGGTCAAGGAAGAACGGAACGCGCTGAAGGCGTCCCTTGCAGCTATCCGAAAGGACAAGTCGCTGGACGCCGACGCGAAGCTGGACGCACTGTCGGAAAAGCTTGAAGAAGCGAACCGGAAGTCTTCGTTCTATGAAACGGTTCCCAAGGAAATAGCGAACCCGAAGAACGCCTTCATTCTGGCACGCGGTAACGGATGCCTGAAGAAGGACGGGTCGCTTGACGTGGTCAAGTTTAAAGAAGCTTGTCCCGAACTATTCACGAAACAACGACCGCCGACGAACCCCGGAAACGGGAACGACGCGCCAAGTGTAGGCGACATGAACGCGAAGCTCCGCGCCATGGCGGGATAACAGCACTACGAAAGGCTGTAAACAATGGCATACAACGACATCATGGAACGCACAGGGGACGTCGAAGCGCTTATCCCCGAAGAAGTGGAAAAGGAAATTTACGGGAACATCCCGCAACATTCCGCAATCATGTCCTTGGGACGACAGCTTCGTCCCATGGCGCGACAGGAAACGACCCTTCGCGTTCTTGACGGACTCGCTTCGGCGTACTTCGTCGGCGCGACGACCGCCGCTTCCGGGGATTCCGCCAAGCTTCAGACGTCTGAATTGACGTGGGACAACAAGTACATTCGCGCCGCCAAGCTTGGCGTGATTGTTCCTATCCCGAAGGACGTCCTTGCGGATCAGGACTACGACCTGTGGGGCGAAGTTCGTCCCAATGTCGAAGAAGCAATCGGAAAAGCGCTGGACGCCGCAGTCATCCACGGCACGAACGCGCCTTCTGATTGGCCTGACGACCTTGTCACAGCGGCGACCGCTGCGGGTAACGTCAAGGACATTTCGGACTTCACGGACGTGTACGACGCTGTCCTCGGTGAAGGCGGAACCGTGTCGACCCTTGAAGACGACGGGTATTTTACTACCGGGCATATCGGCGCGGTGTCCATGCGTGCGAAGCTTCGCGGCGCACGGTCCGCAGACGGCGTCCCCATATTCCAGAAGGACCCGTCCCAGAAGAACGCCTACACGCTGGACGGCGAAGGCATCTTCTTCCCCCGCAACGGCGCGCTGGACACAGCTGCGGCGCTTCTGATTTCCGGGGACTTCAGCCAGCTTGTTTATTCCTTCCGTAAAGGTTTGGAATGGGAAGTCCTGAAGGAAGCGGTCATTCAGGACGGGAACGGCGACATCACCATGAACCTAGCACAACAGGACATGGTCGCCTTGAAGGTTACTATGCGGTGGGGTTGGCAGTTGCCCAACCCGATTAATCGTCTTCAGGCGACTGAAGCGAACCGCTACCCCTTCGGAATCCTTACGCCGTAGACGACCCCATTCGTTTACAGTATCCTCCGGGCGGCGCGCGCCTTCACAGCGCGCGCCGCTTGAAAATTACAGCACACAAAAATCGGAGTATATACCATGGGTTTCTATCCCCGAAAAATAACCCCCGGCACGCTTCAAGGGGACGAAGGCGGGTCTGTCGACCGTGCGTTCGTCGTCGACTACAAGTCGACCCCCGTCCTTGCAGACGACGACAGGCTTGCGGCGGACGCTGCAATGACCGCCGCCGAAACGACCACAGTGTCGACCTTCCTTGCACAGCCAGACGTCCCCCGAACAATCGAAGTCCTTCCGGGGGGAACGACTGCGGACGTTCCCGCAGGCGACGTCACCATAAACGGAACCGACGCGAACGGACAGACCATATCCGAAGCGCTGACCTTCGCCGCGAACGCGACCACCAAGCAGACAACGACGAAGGCGTTCGCGTCTGTTACGTCCGTTGTCTTCCCTGTACAGGACGGCGCAAGCGCGGCGACCTACGACATTGGAATCGGTCTGGCTATCGGCCTGTACCATGTTATTACGGACCCCGAACAGATGTTGTTTAACCTGTTCGACGGCGCAGACGACGCGGGTTCGATTACCACCAACGCCGACGTCGCGAAGAACCTGTTCACAGCGGCGGGAACTTTCGACGGCGCGAAGCAGCTTCGCCTGCTTTACGTGGCCTAGGCTGCCGTGGCTATCGAAGCAACAACAGCACAGCGTGATCGTGTCCGTGGAATGGTTGCAGAACCTTCCACGGACACATACACAGACGACCAAGTCGACGCGTTTATCGAAGCTTATCCGCTTCCAGACGCGGACGGACTTGCGCCGACTGCGGACGACTGGACTGCGACGTTCGACTTGAACGGCGCAGCTGCGGACATATGGCAAGAAAAAGCGGCGCTACTGACTGGGAAGTTCGACGTCGGTACAGACGGGAATAGCATTTCCCGAAACCAGCTTTTCCAGAATGCGAACCGAATGGTGAAGTTGTACCGCGCGCGGTCTGTAGTGAAGACCATTCGACACAAGGTCGACCCGGACATATCTTCGCAGGATTTCATAGCTGGGAATGTGTGGTCCCCCGATGACCTTGATTAGCGCGACAGATTTAGCAGACATCCGGACGGACTTCAACACGACGTTGTTCGACGAATGCGTAATAGGGACCAGCACAGGCGGCGGGTTCGGTGTTAAGAAACCGAAGGCGGACCCGTGGGACTACACAGCGGACGCTATAGCCTGCGGTGTCCGGAACACGCTTCCGAAGGAAGCAGGACACAGCGAAGCGACCGTCGTCGACGTCGTTGTCCGCGTCCCTGTCGGAACAGTAGTCGCGGCGAATAGTCGCGTGAAGGTTACGAAGCGCCATGAAGAAACCCTTGCGACCCCGGAATTCTACGCGGTACAAGGCGAACCCTTCGCGGGGATCGGATTTCTGTCGCTGAACTGTAAGCGTGTAATCGGAAACGCGGACACATGAAACAGGACTTTACGATAACGGACAAGACGGACGAAGCAATTCGCTTTATTTCGAAGCTTGCGAACGACGAAACGAAGTCGTGGTCCCTGTCCGCTGTCGAACATATACGCGACCGTGCTCCCGTCCTAACGGGGACACTGAAGGCGTCGGTCACGAACCTGAACGAAGGGGAACTGTCTGGTACGCTGTTGACCCGCACGGGTTACGGCGCTTATCCCGAACTTGGGACAGCCAACCAAGCAGCGACCCCGTACTTCGCGCCGGGGGTGCAGGCGTCTGTCGCGGACATGCAGAAGATTGTGGACGCTTCTTCGGGAAGGTTCCGAACATGACCGATCCATATGAAATTGTCCGACAGCTTCTGTCCGTCGCAAGCAATTCGTTCTTGACGCATTTGGGCGGGTCCTACTTTTCCCCCGACGTTGTTCCTTCGGGGTTCACGAACACGCACAAGGCGGTCGTCTACCATGTGGACGGCGGCGACCTGCACGTGTCCGGAAGCTTGCATTCCCCGACTATCGTCTTCAAGTGTTACGGCGGAACACAGCACGCGTCCGACGCGCGCGAAGTCGCGCTTGCGCTTGTCGATTATCTTCAGGTACAGAAGGCGGTCGCGTTGACCGAAGGACAATTTCACAAGGCGACGCTGTCGCAATTCTTCGCGGGTCCGCCCGACCCGCAAGGTTGGCCTGTATTCACGGCGCGGTTCGCTATCACAACAGAAGGAATCTAAAGACATGACATCGTTTATTGAAGCTATCGGAATCGCTGCGGCGGCGGAAGCGTCTATCCCGACGCTTCCCGCACTGAACGCGAACATCGCAAGCTGGACAGGGTTCACGACCATAGGTTCGGTCGCGAAGTCGCACGACGCCGACCTTGACGAAGACACGGTCGGAATAGCCTTCTTCGACGAAGAAGGCGAAGTTCGTCCGCCTATCGCAATGACGCGAACGGACGTCGTGAACTTCGCGAACGGCGTCGACAGTATTGAATTCGTGTGCTACGACGGAAGCGAAGCATTGTTCGCAATCGATTCGTCTATTTCGCAGGCGTCCAACGTGTCCACGAAAACGCTTACCCTAACGAAGCGGACCGTCGTCATTGAAGTAGGCGGGAAGTGGTTAGACGAATTCCCGAACTGCAAGGTCGCGATCACGCAGCTGACAGGCGGCGCGAAGGAAGTCGGGAAGACGCACGTCAAAATAACGTGCTGCGCAGGCGCGTCGCTTCCCGCAGGTTGGGAACGACACGAATATCAAGCAGCGTAATTAGTGGGGGACCCTTCGGGGTCCCCCTAACCGTAACAAGGGAACCCCGAAATGAATCGAACAGACCACGACAGGTTGATAAACGCGAAGTTTACCGCGCTGCGTATTCCCATCAACGGGAAGGACGTCGACGTGAAGGTCCGCGCGCTTCCTATTATGAAGGCGTCGGAATGGTGTCCACGTGCGGACGAATTCCTGAAGCGCGCGCAGGCGTTCGTAGCTGCGCCCGATGCGGAAAAGTACAGGGCCCTTTCCGAACTGAACGAAGACGCCTTCGGTCTTCTGGAAGACTACGACGAATACTTCCAGAAGCACAACAAGGCGTTGCGGGAACATGTGACCTATGAACAGCTGTTGTGCTGCGTCGCGGTCCTGTTCGAAGTTTCCGACCCTTTCAAACAAGTAGAAAGAAGGACGGCGGAAAAGCTTCAGGAACTGGAAGGTCCGCTTCAGATGGTGGACAAGATAACGACGAAGTTCCCGCAAGGTATAGGTGGTTTCGAGTCTGTAAAGACTTCGCCGTCGACCCCGAACGAATAGCGCAGGCGTGGTCGTGGGAACAGTTCCACGACGCGGCGGACTTCCTTGTGTATACGGACGCAGCAAGGGACCCGAAACAGAAAGCAGACACAACAAGCAGCGGGTCGACGAAGCGCTTCAAATACGTCGACGTAGCGGAAACCATGGGAGCGTAAACAATGGCGGTCGAAGGCGGCGACGTAGTCTGGAAATGGAAGGGCGACATTAAGCACCTTCAGAACGCAGGCAACGCCGCGCGAAAAGGTGTCAAGGCGAACATGGGACAGATTACCCGCGCGACAGGCGTCGCAATGACCGCCGCAGGCGCAGCGGTTGTCGGGTTCGCCGGTCTGTCTGTCACGAAGTACGCCGCCGTAGGTGACGAAATAGAGAAGATGTCCGGACGGACGGGACTTACTGTCCTTAACCTGTCGCAGATGAAGCACGCAATTGAACAAGGCGGGGGTTCGGTGAACGACTTGGAAAAGGCTGCGAAGAAGATGTCGCAGACCCTTTTCGAAGCGAAGGACGGGACTATCGCACAGGTCGAAGCGCTTGCTGCGCTGGGACTGTCTGTCGAGGACTTCAAGGGACTGTCCCCGGACGAAGCGTTCACGAAGATGACGAACGCAGTCGCATCTGTTCCGGACCCCTTGGACCGTGCTGCGCTTGCTGCGGAAATCTTCGGGCGCGCGGGGACGAATATGCTTCCCATGCTAGCAGGCGGCGTCGAAGGAATGCAGGAAGCACGGGACGAAGCGGACCGTCTGGGAATATCCTTCAACAGCGCAGCGGACGCCGTTGAATTTACCGACAAGCTGGATGAACTAAAAAAGTCCTTTATGGGGGTAATGATAACAATCGCGCAAGCACTGCTTCCCGCGCTAAATGCTATCATGCCTGTTATCACTAACGTGATAATCTCCGTCAAGGATTGGGTCCGCGCGCATCCCGAACTAACGACAGCGATTGCTACAGTAGGGACAGCTGTCGGCGCGCTTATGGTTGTCCTTGGTCCGCTGCTTCTTATGCTTCCGGGTCTTATCGCTGCATGGCCTGCGGTTGCAGCTGTAGCGGGTATTGCGGGGACAGCGCTGCTTGCGTTGACGGGACCAGTCGGAATTGTAATCGGGATAATCGCTGCGCTTGCTGCGGCGGCGTGGTATTTTGTCGACGATTGGGGCGCGGTCTGGGATACTATCGTCGGCGTGACAGTCGGCGCGGTCGACTTCATTGTTCAGTTGTTCACGCCTGTGTTCGAAGTCCTTGGTGCGATAATAAGCATGGCGAACGATGTCGGGAACGCTATAGGGGAATTCGTCGGCGGCGCGTTGTTTGGCGACGGCGTAGCTGCGCCGCCGCAGTTCGCCGCAGGCGGGACAATGGCGCATTCCGGAATGGCAATAGTCGGCGAACAGGGTCCCGAAGCGGTCTTCCTTCCGGGGGGTTCGCAGGTTATCAACAACAAGGAAACCGTCGAAATGATGCGCGGCGGCGGCGGGGGAATCAACATCACGCTGTCCGGGGACGTGCATATCGACAGTCCGGAAAACGTCCGGAAGATGTCGTCCCTTCTCGCTTCTGAAATCAACAACAAGCTTCGACTGTCCGGGGTCCCGCTATGAGTTATTCATTCACCTATAGAAGCGTGGACTTCGCGACATACGGGGTCACTGTCCTGAACCCCGAACACGTGCGACTGGCACAGCCACGCGTGAACGTCGCGGAATTTTCGCAGGCGTCGGGCGGCGTGACACAAGGCGCGACCTTCGGTCTTCGTCCCTTGACGCTTCGCTGTATGCTTGTCGCAGCGTCGGAAGCGGCGCGTGTCACTGCCATGAACAGCGTCCTTGCGCAGTTGGTGAAGTCGCAGACGATAGGACCTGCGGACCTGTCCGTCGACATGATTCCGGGGAAGGTGTTCAAGAACGCGCGCCTTGTCGCGCCTGTAGAATCAAGCGTTAGGGCGCTTGCGGAAGAATTCATTCTTGAATTCGTGACAGACCCCTTCCCCCTTGCGGTTGCGGACACGGACGAAGAAGAGTCCACGACGGACGGCGTGTCGACAGCGTTCAGCATAGATGGCGTCGGCGAACAGAATGCGCTGTGGATAATTAAGAACACTTCGGGCGGCGCTGCGTCGTCCATAACAATAAACAACGACTCCGTCGCAGGGTTCGCGGTCTGGTCCGAAGAACTTCCGGACGGGGACTGGTTGCGCCTGAATTCGGAAACGCAGGTCGCGGAACAGTCTTCGGACAGTGGCGCGAACTGGACGTCTGTTCCGACTCCCTTGTCGGGTAAGGTTCCCGCCGTGCTTGGTGGGGAAGACAACGACGTGACTGTGACAGGAATAGACGCAGACGTCAAGCTGACATACACGGAAGGCGGCGCATAATGTCCATCGTAGAATTTCACGGCGTATCGAACAATTGGCGAAGCACGGTCGACACGACCATAAACGACACCGACCTGTCCGTCGTCCTTGCGACGCCTGCACAGGCGAACCCCGCGACCCCCTTCAAGTTTTCGATTGATTCGGAACGGGTTATTTGTACCGCTGTCGCAGCGGACACGCCGACGTCGGGGAAGTCGACCTTTACCATTACCCGCGCAGCGGACGGGACCACGGCGGCGTCGCACACAGCGGGGTCCGTCGCGAAGCAATTCGCAAGCGCGGCGGAAGTGACCGAACTACAGACGAACCTTCGCGCGTCGCTAGGCGTGGAAGCAGCGCTTGCAGGCGGGGACAGTTCCTACATTATCCGCAACCCCTTGACCGCGTGTAAGGTCATACAACAGACTGTCGCGGACATGACCGTCCAAGTGTCCACGGGTTCGGGGTTCGTCGGCGAACAGCCTGTGTCGGTCTTCACGGCAACGGACACAGGGACCATAGTCGCGCCTTCCGCGAACGACCGCAAGGACATCGTTCAGCTGTCGAATGCGGGGGTCGTTTCTGTGAAGACAGGCGTCGAAGACCCGTCCCCTTCTGCGCCTACCGTGGACGCGGACAACATCCTGCTTGCGACGATACTGTTGACGACGGCGCACACTACGATCCAGACCGCAGACATAACAGACGACAGGGTCTTCGCGTAATGCAATGGGGATATAACACACTAGGGTCGACCCCGTGGGGTTCGGAATCCGTTCAGGAAGTCCAGACCTTCGGCGAATACTTCGAACAAGACGCATGGGAGCGCGACAACATCGGTTCCCGCGCGGCGGAATCGCACGCCGACAGCGTTGCGGAATGGTCCGGGGACGGGTCCGTCGGGACGACGACGCCGTCCTTCACGCAACAAATAGCCGAAGGGACGGCGCAGCTTAACCTGTTCACGTCCATGTCGGCGGACGGGGTCCTTCAGGACCCCGTGTCGATAGACTTCACTGCGGACGACACAGCCTATTACACAATAGACGTCACGACGGCGGAAGGCGCGCTTATCGGGACGTTGACAACGGTTGTGTCTGGGAACTACGACGCGAACCGTTCGGAAGCTTCGAAGCTTTCCTTCGTCGTCCCGCGTTCCGAACCCCTTGTCGCTTCCCTGCGCTTCCCGAACAAGCTTGTCCTGCGCGAACGCTTCGGTCTTGTGCTGGACAGGTTCGCCTTCAAGGGGTATACAGAGTTCAGCGAAGGCGAAGGACTGTTCGTCGGAATCGTTGGACTGTCCTTGTTGTCGCAGCTGCGGCGCGAACAGGTCCTGTATTATTCGAAGGAAGCGACCGTCGCGGAACACGTCGCGAACCTGTTCGTCGACCAGCTTCAGTCCCCGTCTATTGTTGTCGGAAACATCGACGAACTTATCGGGTCGACTTCGATGTCGTTGGAACTGGAAGCGACGACCGTACTGGACGCGCTGCACAGGATACACGCACAGCTTCCCCCGGACATTGCGGGACACTTCTATGTGTCCGCGAATCACACTATGAACTGGAAGGTCGCTATCGGCGACGACGTTCCCCCGATTGTTTCCGGAAGGAACCTGCGCGGCGCTAAATGGGAGTACGACGACAGCGAACTGGTCACGCGCTTGACCCTTGTCGGCGAAGGACAGGACGAACTACACCGACCTTCTGTAACGGTCACACAGAACACCGAAACATATGGGATCGTTCCCATGCTGAAGATAGACCGTCGAATCCTGAAGGAGGAAACCCTTCAAGCGAAGGCGGACGCGATAATCGCAGCCTTTTCGACCCCGAAGATTAACTTCGAAATCGATGTTCTGGACCTTGCGAAGGCTGACCTTCCTACATACTGGCAGTATGGCGACTACTACGTCGGCGCACGACATCGCATAGAAGCGCCCGAACAGGGACTGTCGCAGGAAATGACGATCCACGGGTTGACATACGACCTGTCGGACCCCGTCCCCGTGAAGGTCCGCAGCGGTAACAGGTCGAACAGCTTGTCCGACGTTGTTCGCGGTATGGATTCCCGAATCCCTTCGTCGACGAACGTTAACAAGGGGGACCAGTACGCGAACATATCCCGCATTTACGACGGCACAGAACACGACGACGTAGACGAAGACGGGAACCCTACCGCACAAGGACTGGAAGACTTGGAACTTCGCGACGGGGACCTTGCATACCGTGTCGGCGACACGGACACCGACAATACGCTTCGAATGCGACAGGAAACGGATTCGGCACGCTGGGTCGAAATGGTCCCTATGTACGTCGCCGAAACAGAAGCACAGCTTCCGAACGACGACAAGGTCCCACAGGTCGCGCTTGGTCGCGTTACTACGACGACAGGCGACAACGACGCGGGGGACATCTTCAAGCGCAACGGCACAAACGACGGCTGGGAGGAAATCAACAGCGGGGACGACTGGCAGATATACACGGCGAACAGCGTCGAAGAACTTCCGGACGGCGTCGCTGCGACGTCCTTCGGTCGTGTCGTGTCCGGGGACGGTCGCGGCGCAATGTATGTCCGCAGCCAGTTTAACAACAAGTGGGTATCGTTCACGCACTGGTCGAACTGGGACGAAGCGTAATGTCGTGGACTGTCGTTCCATCCGATGGACTTCGCGCCGTTGCGCCCGACGATCCCCGCATCGACTACGGGTTCGAAATCTTCCGCGCGGTGAATGAATTGGAACGCATTGTCGGAAGCATAACGAACGACCAGAACCCCGTCCTTACGAAATGGTGGAAGGGGGGATTCAACGCGGACGAACGCGAAGAACTGAACGCGGACGAACTGAACAACCTTCCGTTTACTAACGTGTGGCTATACGCGGACGAAGACGCCTACACGAACTTCGTTCGCGCACGGGACGCGCTTATCGCGATAATTGAAGCGACGCACGTTGTCGACCTGTCGTCGACAGAAGAGGTCGCTATCTTCAACACAGGCGCGCCCGACTACACGCCGCTGTCCGTGGACAGTGTCTTCGATGAACTGGACCTTGCGACCGTCTTCGACCTGCACGTGAACGACCCCGAAGATGAAGAGTCCCCGCCGTCCGAAGGCTTGACAGACATCCTTCCGAATTATCAGTATGACTTCCGATACTGGAAGATGCTTCAGGACATTGTCGACCAGCTGCGGTATTTTTCCTTCCGGACAACAGCCCTTCAAAATACGTGGGACGACTCCGGACATTGGCGACAGATTTCAACCATACAGTTGGTGTCTTCCCAGTTCACACACGAAGCTGTCGCGGACGCGTGGACCGAAATGCTAGCAGACACGGAAGTCCTTCGGGTAGGGGAAGACATGGGGGGCGCGACAAGCGGGTTTATATACGGGAATTTCGGTTGGGTCCTTCGACACAACCCCGCCGTCTTGTCTATGAACCCCTACGCACAGACCGCCGCCTATCGCGCCGAAGATCTTGCGTTCAGTCCCCCGTCCTTCGTAGGCGACCCCGTGAACGGTGTCGGGGATATTGTGGGAATCAAGACAGCGCTTCAGTTCGCGAACCTGTCGGAAGACCTTGTCCCCGACGACCGCGTGACCGCGCATATCGAAGACGCTTCAGTGACTGTGAACTTCCGCAACCTTGGCGCGTCGCGCATAGCGGAAGTCGAACACACAGTCCGACAGTCTGGGACCGCGCATCCGAACAACCCCGACCTGTTCCCCCTTCTGTTCGACGCGGAACTATCACGGGAAGACGAAACAGGGACCCCGACGACGGTCCCCTTCACGGACCATCAAGCGGACTTCCCGACCGACCGTGTCACATGGTCGACCATAGGCGCGAAGGTCTTCGGGTTTCTTGTTCACTACGACGCACAGTCCGCGCTATCCCACAACCTGTAGGGGAAGATATGGAAAACAAGGGACCATACACGGACGCCTTCCGACACGCTTCCGACAGCCTGATTCTAGTCGAAGGCGGGAAGACGAAGGACCATGCGGGTTGGACCAATTGGGGGATCACGCTTCGCAGCCTTCGGGAAACGGGGGACCTGTCCTTCGACATGGACAGAAACGGGATTCTGGACAAGCAGGACCTGTGGTTACTTCCACGGGAAAAGGCTGTCCTGTACATCCACAACTATTGGTGGTCCCTTCACGGACTGCACAGGCTGCACGACGAACAGCTTGCGTCGAAGGTTCTGGACGTCTTCTACAATATGGGACCCCGCACAGGGACGAAGCTTCTTCAACGCGCCGCGAACGCCTGCGGAAGGTCCCTTCGGGTCGACGGGGGATTCGGTCCCTTGACGGTCGCGTCTGTGAACGCGACAGAACCGACTGTCCTGCTTGACGCGCTTCGGAAACAACAGCGCGCCTTCTATCTTATGCTCATAAGGCGGAACCCGTCGCGGTTCCGTAAATTTCGCAAGGGTTGGCTGCGGCGCGCGGCGCTGTAGTGACCCCAACAACAAGGAACAAGAACATGAAAAGAAAACGATTCAGCAAGGCGCGCGCATTCTTCAAGGGACTACCTGTCTTCCTTGGTGCTTACGCCGTTACCGCAGGCGCGGACATTCTTCAGGGTCTGGACGTGTCGGACTTGGTAACGTGGAAGGCGCAGCTTCCCCCGCTTCTTCTGTCGGTAGGACTTGGCGCTGTGCGCGCAGGTCGGAACGCGTGGAAGAATCGGGACCTTGAAGGAAGTCCCTTCTACACGGCGCGTGTCGGTCTTCCGGGTCTGTGCGCCATTCTAAGCGCTTCGGCGGTCGTAGCCTGTTCAGGTTGCGCCACTATGGGCGAAATGGGCGCAGGCGTCCCCGTGGACCCCGTAAGCGGACAGGAAATCCGGACAGACAGGGACCTGAACCTTGCGCGTATCAAGTTAGCGGTCGCTGCGGAAGCGCTTCGACGGGTTGAAGAACACGTCGCGACCCTGTCGGACGGACCTGTTCGGGACACGCTGCTTCTGTACGTCGCGCAGTACCGCATAACGGTCGAAGAACTGACAACGCAGATTGCGGCGTATGAACTACCCCCGTCAACGGAACGTCCCTTCCGGGGGTTCCCAGACCCCTAGAATAGCCTTCAAGACGTTCGTCCGGGGTTTCTCCCTTGTCCCCGGACAACAAAAGACCCCCACAGGTCCCTTGCAGCCTGTGGGGGTTCGCTTGTCTGGACGCTTCAGCTTTTCCGGAATCCCAAGGGGTACATGGTTTCGAAGTTGGGGAAGTTCGCGTCGTCCACGCTTCCGTTTCGAATGTTGATTTCGAAGGCTGTTTCGACGCTGAAGTCTTCCATCGCGCGAAGCATCTTCGCGAAGTCTTCTTCCGTCGCTTCCCGCGCTTCGAAGCGCGCGCTGTACACATACCAGAAGTCCGTCTTCAGGAATTCGTCCTTCGTCCGCAGCGTGTCGCACAAGACGAAGATCGGCGTCATGCGTCCGTCGACGCCGTCTTCTGTCCGGAGGACGACGACCATGCGTTCCCGAAGGCGGATGTCTGCGTCGATAACAAGCAGGCTTTCCACGTCCGCAGGAAGGACGGACAAGCGGGTCACTCCCATGAATCCATCGGGCGCGCGCAGGCTGTAGACGTTGTCCCCGTCAAGGCGTCCGGACAGGACCACTTCGACCCGACCGAAGTCGTCGTCCAAGGGGACAAGGACAAGTCCGTTCACGAACCCCGCCTTGACAGGGTTCCGGAAGACGTCGCACAGGCGACCAAGTTCGGCGTCCGTAAAGGTCGCGCTTTCGTCACAGTTGGCAAGCACGTGCAGGTTGTTGCGGCGTCCGATGTTCAAGTTCCGTGTGGGGTTCGTCATGTCTCTATTCCTTCTGGTTGGGTTTAAATTGTGGGGGAAGAAGGGGACCCCGAAGGGTCCCCGGTAGCTGCTACAGGGAATCGACGAAGGTCGCAAGTTCGGCGATGTCGTCTTCGCGGAAGTTCATGTACTGCACTGCGCCGACAAGCTGCTTCTGTGCGACTTGGAAGTGTTCCCCGTAGTTCGTTACGTGGACCGTCCCGCCGCTGAAGGGTTGCGCGCCGTAGGGTTTCGTGTGCAGGTAAGGAAGGTCGGTTCCCTGCATTACTTCGACCATGTCCCGAAGGGTCGCAATGTTCAGGTCCATGAAATCGGGATTCTGAAAGCGGGTCTTGATTTCGATTGTGTCGACTGCGATGCGGGTTGTCGTGAAGTTCGTCATGTCGTTGTTCCTTCTGGTTGGGTTGGGGTTGCTGTCGTTCAACTGTAAGATAAGCTTAGCACGACTTGTTTAGGAATGTCAAGCTTTTTAAACAACTAATTTAAAATAAAAATAAACCCCCCGAACCGACGCCGTCGCGCAGGGTCCGGGGGGTCCTTTCCCCAACCAGAGGAAATGTTATTCTAGCGGGTCCAGCTTCTGAAGTTCAACCTTCCGAAGCGCCGCCATACTGCGCCGATATTCCGCGCGCTGTTCGCGTTCGCCTACTTCGTCGTAATCGACCTGTTGTTCGCGCCACGCTTGGTGGTAGCCGCGCGTCCGGTAGTACCCATTGAAGACCGGAAGCTTCCAACCGTGGACGTCCTTCAGCATGTCGCGGACTTCGAAGCAGATGCGATGGAAGACGACGCCGTGATAGACCCGACAGTCCTTCCCCCGACGCACTATGTCCAAGTGGTGACAGAATTCGTGAACAAGGGTCCCCGTGTCCGCGTCGGACCACAGGTCGATTTCCGCAGGACGCGTCCGCACAGGGACCCAACGTCCGTTCCGGTTGTATAAGGCGTCGGTCTTCAGGTAGCGACCCGCGACGCGGTAGGTCCCAAGGAATTCGGTCGCTGCTTCGTCGTGGAAGGTAAGGACGGGAAGGTCTGTTCCGTAGTGCTTGCAGAGTAGCCGAAGAAGGTCTTGCATCTTCTTCCGTGTAAGGTCGTTCATGTCGGTGTTCCTTCTGGTTGGAAGGGGACCCCGAAGGGTCCCCGGTAGCTGCTACAGGGAAGCGACCGCGCTGCGGACACAGTCGACGACGTCGTGTGCGAACGCGCTGTTCTTGTGCGCCTTCTGCATGACCGCGACGCGGGTCTTCGACGTGTCCAGCGCAATCTGTCCGACGACCGTGTTCAGCGCGTCGCGTTCGGTCTTGTTCAGACGGTAGGTGTCGATGAAGCGGTTGTATTCGAATTGAAGTCTGGAAGGCTTGTTCATGTCGGTGTTCCTTCTGGTTGGAAGGGGACCCCGAAGGGTCCCCGGTTCGTTCTATCCGTGCGTGTACTTCGCTGCTTCGGACAGACGCTGTATGTTGTCGAAGTCGGACTGTTCAAGGACGACCGTCGTCGACCCCGATGCGGTCGTTTCCGTTATGGTGAAGTGACGACCCCGCGCGTTACTGGGAAGGCGAACAAGCAGGAACTGCGTCGATCCTGATTCCTTGTCGCTGTAGTGTCGAATGAACTGCGTCGCCCCGACCTTAAGCAGGCGCATGTTATCGGACAGGACGTGGAAGACAGCCTGTGGGAAGCTTATCGTAGTAGCTCCGCCGTTGTACTGGCTAAGGACAACGCGTCCGTAGGATTCGATTGTGTCGGTGAAGATGTTCTTTCCGTTGCTAAAGCGGTTCATGTCGTTGTTCCTTCTGGTTGGGTTGGGGTTGCTGTCGTTCAACTGTAAGATAAGCTTAGCACGACTTGTTTAGGAATGTCAAGCTTTTTAAACAACTAATTTAAAGTAAAAGAAACCCCCTACAAATAAAGGCTTGTAGGGGGTTTCGGGGACTACGCGACAAGCGTTCGACTTAGTCGACGGATGTCGTTCGCGCTGTTCAGGTCGAAGACGGTCCCCGTCCACGGGAACGGGTTCGAAGGCTTCATGTCGACAAGGTTCCCCGCAGGGATAAGAACGACCCGTCTGCGGGGAATCAGGACGCACAGGAACCCCCGTCCGCCTGCGCGCGCGTGTCGTGTCAACCAGACGACCTGTGTCCGTCGAATCTTCTTCGACAGGACGGACCAGTCCCCCGCGTTTTCGACAAGGTAGGTCTTCAGTTCGATCCATCCGGACCCGTGCGTGACACCATACGCGGCGGACGTCCACGACGTATGGTAGTAGGCGTCGGGAACCCCGGACGCCGTCGTCGTTTCTATGCCTTGCCACAGTCCGCCAAGTCGACGACGAAGTTCGCGAAGAAGCTGTTGTTCCTTTCTCATTTCCGAAACAACCTTCCGGTAATCTTCCCGACGATCCGGTTCTGTATTCGCGGACCGATTCTTCCCCGCTTCGCTGCGTTGAAGTCCCCCATTATTTTCGCCAATAAGTACAGCAAGCTTCGCAGTCGCATCGCAACCCCTTTCGATTGTTGTGCGACAGTCGACGCACATAGCGTCCCCGTTCAGGCGAACGCGGTCGCGTTCGTCCCGATGACAGTCGCATTCGTCACAGATAAAGGTGTTCATTGTTTTCCCTTTCTAGTTCAGGACAACGCGCCGCGCGTTGTCCCGTTCGACCAGTACACGCGCAAGCAGGACGACCAGTCTGTCGGCGGTGTACTTCCATACAACGCCGGGGTCTTCGCCTGCGCCTAATCGTTTCCCCGCTTCCACGTTCAGGCTGAAAACTTCGCGCTGGACGTCCGTCATTCGAACGCCTTCTGCGTCCACCAATCCGGACCCGTGGAAGCTTCTGCGATCACAGGGACCGACAGGGGAAGACAGGTTTCCATTATGTGCTTTAGTTCGCGCAGTCCGTCCTTCGCGGCGCGCGTGTTCGGCATGGATCCATCTAGTTCGTCGTGGACGCACAGGGTCGGGGTCCCGATTACTTCGAAGACCCCCGATTCGTAGGCGCGCACCATAGCCAATTTCATAAGGTCCGCCGCGCTTCCTTGAATAAGCGCGTTCAGTGCTTTGTATACATAGGCGCGTCGGATAGCTGGACCCCACTTGTCCCGCGCTTCGTCTTCGGGTAGCGCTGGACCCCCCGCGCGTGCGGTGTCCCAGTCCTTCGATTCCCACAGGTCGAAGCGGCGACGCCTTCCCAGTATGGTACGAATATATCCGCGTTCCTGTGCGGTCTTCCGACAGGCGCGTTCCAACTGTCCGACGAACGGAACTTCCGCGTGATAGGTTCCGAACAGTGCGTCCGATTCTACGCGCGACAGTCCCAGCTGCTTCGCAAGCGTCGTCTTCCCCATGCAATAGGACAGGCCGAAGTTGATCGCTTTAGCGGGTCGCCTGTCTATCCCGCACAGTTCCGCGACGAAGCTGTGGAAGTCTGTTTCCGTGCTGTCGTGGTAGGCTTGCGCCGCAAGGTGCGCCTTCGGTAGTTTCATAAGGTTCGCGAAGTGGACAATGAATCTGTATTCAATCTGTGACCAGTCAATTTTCCACCAAATTTGACCGGGTTCGGGGACGAACAGACTGCGAAGAATTTTCCCCGCTTTCCCTTCGTCGTCCGAAGACGGGACTTGTTGCAGGTTCGGACGGGACTTCGACAGGCGTCCGGACACTGTCCCGTTCTTGTCGCTGCGCAGTTGGTGAATGGTCGCGTGTATCCTGTTCGCGTGAAGGTGTCCCCGGATAGCGCCGTCGACGAATGTCGACTGTGTCTTTTCCAGTCGACGAACGGACAGAATGTCCTTCGCGACTTGGTGTTCGTGCGCTTCAAGGAAGTCCGCCGTGAAGGACGGCGCGTTCGTCTTTTCCGTGCGGGGATACTCTAGTCCCAGTGCGTCGAATATGGGCGCAATCTGTTTAGAGGAATTGACCGACTTCAGGTCCTTCCCCCCGGACTTCCGAAGGCGTCGCCACGCGTCCGACACTTCCTTCGACACAAGCTTGTCGACCGCTGCAAGTTTACGGGGACCGATGCGGACCCCCCGGAACCGCATGTCCTGTATCAGGGGGACAAGACGACATTCCACGTCGAAGACTTCAAGCAGCGCTTCCTTCTTCAGCTTCGTCCGTTGCTTCCTGTAGACGTCCAGCGTCGCGCGTGCGTCCCTTTCGGCGTAGGGTCCGACCAGTTCGGCGGGGAGCATCCATAATATTTCCCGCACGTCCTTGAACTTGACGCCTTCCAGACCGTTTTCCTTCAGCCAGTGCAACGCCTTCACGTGCATGTCGTCCTTCAGCTTCCGCTTCGACTTCGGAAGGTACTTGTCCCCCAACGCGTCCAGACTGTACGTCCGCGCGTTTTCATTTATCAGGGGTTCCGCGTGCTGTACATCGGCGAAGGGTCCTGTGAACGGTATTCCATCCGCGCGCAACCATTCCAGATCGTAGGCTATGTTAGCGCCGACGATAAGCTGGTCCCGACACAGTTCCCGCTTCGCCCAGTTCTGAACCTGCTTCAGCGTGTAGTTGTGGCTGTGCGGATGCGAAATCGGAAGGTAGACTTCGAAGTCCTTCGTCGCTACCGCGACACCAAGGACGCGACCCATTCCGAAGACCCCGCCTGCGCCTAGTCCCTGCGCTATTCCGTCGTCCTTCGTTTCCAAGTCGACACACAGCATGTCGTAACCCTTCAACGAAGGAAGGTCCGGACGCTGCGTCTGTCCTTTCTTAATCCTTCCCATGTTGTTCGCCTTTCTTCTGGTTGTTGAAGCGGAACGCGGACAGCGCCGCTTCCAGTGTCGCAGCTTCTTCACGGTTTAACAGGACGGACACGTCCTGCACGGTTGACTTGAAACGGACGAACATTTCGGGGACGTCCTTCCCGGTCTTTTCTTCGACGTGTAAATTGATTGCCGCGTCCATGCTAACACAGACCATAGTCGAAAGAACCTTCGACTTCTTCGGGCGTCCAATGTGGAAGGCCGGCTTGTTCGCGCAGGACGTTGAAGGCGTCCCGCGAAATCGTCTTCCCTTCTTCGTCAAGGAAGACGACCTTCCCGCTGTCGTCGTCGCAGGGTCGAAGGACAGCGGGACCCAACTTGTCCCGGACCTGTGTCTTCGCCTGTTCCCTGTCGATTAGTTGTTGCGCGAAGAAGCGAAGCTTCTTCAGGTCTTCCAGTCCGTTCTTGTGTCGCCATCGCAGAAGGTACTTCAGCGCGGACCCTTCCAACATATCCAAGTCCAGCGCGATCGCAATCTTCAGGGGTTCGAAGTCCCCAAGTCGGGTATACCAGCTGTTCGGGGGGTTGTCGTCTGTTTTCATGTTCGTGTCGTCCTTGTTGGTTGTGTGCGGAAGGTGCCTGTGTCGTCCTGTGCGGGACTTTCTCTACTTTTCCGGGGGTTCGTAGTCCGAAGGGACGTGTCCCGCCTTCACGGCGCGCACAATGTATCCCCGACCTTCGTGCGGTAGCGCAGCAAGCGCAGCCTTCACGGTACGACATCCCCGCACCATGTACCAGTAGTAAGCTTCCTTCGAACCGTCCCTGTGCGGACAGGGAAGCTTCTTCCCCGTCTTAATCTTCGTCATAGGCGGGACCGAACAGGGTCGTCCGAACCTGTAGCCTTCGGCGTGCGTCGCGACCTTCGTCGGCGTGCTTGTGTTCTTCATCTTGTTGCATTCCTTTCGCTGTCTGTTGTTGCGGTTGTGCAGGCGGAACTTCAATCGAACGATAGTTCCGACAAGCTTGTCGGTGTCGCGGGTCCCCGTGTCCTTCCCCCGTGGACGTCCCAGCTGCGCATTAAGTCCATACAGGACGTCGCGCAGATAGTGCCGTGTGCGTGTATTGTACTGCGGATAATCGGGTCCGCCGTGCGCCTTCTGGAAGTCGACGAAGTTCATGTCGGTGTTCCTTCTGGTTGGAAGAAGGGGGACCCCGAAGGGTCCCCCGGTTAGCTGCTACAGGGAAGCGTTCACGGCGTTGTCGCGGACCAGCTTGAAGAATTCGCGGTTCGACACGACCTGCTTGTCTTCCCGCGCTCCCTTTATCACGTGCGTGAAGGCGTTATACAGGGACCACGCGGACGAATCGGAAAACGCTTCGAAGGTCGGGGACTTCATTTCCTTGACGACCTTCCCGATTCCCGACCACGGAAGAAGGTTCAAGCGACCCGCTTCGACCAGAAGGTGATCCGCCATGTTCCGCGACACGTCCGTCTGCTTGAAGGATTCAATTGCGAAGGGAAGCGTCTGCGCCTGCTTGACATAGTGGTCAAGCGCGATGCGGAAGGAAGCGAACAGGTCCAGTCCCGTCGTGTGCTTCTTCGACACGACGCGTTCGCCTATCACCATACCGTTCGTGCAGACCTGCACGTTCGCGCCTGCGACGACCTTCAACGCGATGCGCTTGTCGTTGCTGTGCATGACAGCGACAGTGTGCTGAACGCTGTCCATCTTCGGAAGGACTTCGGTCGGCGCGTCGACGACGTATTCCGCGATATACGTCAACCCGTCCGGCGACACGTGGTAGTTCGGGTCCGCGAAGGACAGTCCCGCGCCGTCGATAGCCTGCTCCGTTGCGGCGGCGACTTCGCTGTGTTTGACAGGTTTCCAGATGCTTCGCACGTCTTCGACGACGGGGGTTGCGATAGTGTCAAGGACCTGCGCGTTTACTTGGTGGAATCCGTTGGTGTAGATCATGTCTGTGTTCCTTCTGGTTGGGTTGGGGTTGCTGTCGTTCAACTGTAATGCAAGCTTAGCACGACTTGTTCAGACTTGTCAAGCTTTTTAAACAATTAATTTTCAACTATCCGAAGGGGGACCCTTCGGGGTCCCCCGGTTAGGTTGCTAGCAGGGACCGCACAGCGAGTGGTCGACAATGGACACAGGCTGTGTCGCTGCGCGTCCCGTGGGGACCGCGCCGCCGTCGATGTTGTGCGCTTCGCCTTCGGGCATCCACACAGGCGTTCCGCCGTTGTTGGGCTGGTATTCGCGGAAGGTAACGGTCGCTTCCGCGTTCGTTACCATGAAATCCTGCAAGGCGGGGACGTCCGACCCTGCAAGGTAAACTTCGCGGACGTTGCTGAAGGGGTATACGCTAAGAAGCGCGCGGTTGTTTTCGCACCATTCCCGAAGAAGCGGAAGGTTCGCGGGTCCGCAGACTACTTCCGCTGTGACGTTGCTGCTTGCGTTCAACTGGTCCGTCGCTGTAGTGTTGATAGTCGTGATTTTCATTTCGGTGTTCCTTCTGGTTGGGTTGGGGTTGCTGTCGTTCAACTGTAAGATAAGCTTAGCACGACTTGTTTAGGAATGTCAAGCTTTTTAAACAACTAATTTTAATTAGTGCATCGGCGGGGACAGCGGACCCTATAGTAGCGTGTGTTCACAGGGTTGTCCTTCAGATTCGCGATGTTCAGAAGACCCGCTTCGGACAGCGTCTGCGACGTCTTCCCCAACATTTCGGCGTCTTCCGGGGACATGTTGACGGGTTCATACCGTTCGCGATCTTGCCAGAACGTGATAAACGCGCGGACGCGGTCGTTCGTCATGTCTTCGCCTTCCTTGGTAGCGTGTAGTGTCTGCTTGTCGTAGGCTGCACAAGGTACAGGTTCCGAAGGGTTCGGGTCACGCCGACATAGAACACGCGGTGTTCGCTGTCCGGGTCCGTGTCCATCCCCCGACGCGTCCTGTCCGACATGTCCAGCCACAGCGCGACGTTGTCCCGTTCCTGTCCCTTCGCGCCGTGGATAGTCGACAGCGTGATTCGTGGACGCTTCAGCAACTCGCCGCGCTGCATGGCGGAAGAAAAATAACCGCACAGGTTGTCGGGTATTTTCGGAAGCGCTTTCATCCATCCCCCCACAGCTGCAAGTCCATGCGACGCGCGCAGCTGGTCCATGGACAACAGTTCCCCCGCTTCCACTTCCGGAAGGGTCTTGTGTCCACGTCGGACCCCTGTCGGTCCGCATGGCATAAGGTCATAGACAAGGCGGACGTCTTCCGCCTTCGCGCGCTGTCCGGACGACAGGCGTTCCCATGTCTCTATAGCGGACATGTAGTCTTTTATCCCTTCGGTCGACGGCGCGCTGAATGGCAGACCGTGCAGGACAAGGTAGTCTTCGACGTCCTTCATAAGGTACAGGTTCCGGAACAACAACAACCAGTCTTTTGTCTGGTCCTGAAGGTCCAGTTCCTTTTCCCACTTTGTCACATGCGTGACCGATCCCTTCTTCTTCGTCGTCGACCATGTCTTCGGGTAGCGTTCGGAAATCTGTTCGGAAATTCCTTCGGCTACATCGAACACGCAACGCGGAAGACGGAAGGTCTTCGACAGGACTTCCTTCTTCGTCGTCTTCAGGTTCAGGAAGGTGTCAAGGTCTGCGCCCGACCACGAATAGATAGACTGGTCGTCGTCGCCTGCTAGGACAAGGCGCGTCGCGTTGTCCGCTAAGCGTTGCACAAGTTCCCATTGCAGGCGGGACAAGTCCTGTCCTTCGTCGACGACAAGAAGGTCCAGTTCCGGAACCGCGACTGTCGCACACGTGGACGCCTGCGACAACAGGTCCGTGAAGTCCAGAACCCCCGCTTGCTGCTTGTATTCGGAATACATTCGCTGGAAGTAGTCGACCTTCAACCATTGAAGTTCCGAAGCTTCGTCCGTCCATGTTTCCCGCAGGTCCTTCCGACGAACGCGGGACAGGTTGTCCAAGGACAGAAGACGGTTCCCTTCGGTGTTACCGACTGTCACGTTCCGAAGACCGAACCCGACGTCTTCAAGCGGCGCACGCAAATCGAGTCCGAAGTACATCCCTTCCCGCTTCCCTAAGAACTTCGCGTCCTCTATTCCGAACATGTCGGTGTAGTCGCAGCCTAGAAGCTTGTAGGCTGCGCTGTGCAGCGTTCTAAACCATGGGAAGTCCTGTGCGTCCATCTTCAGCTTGAACGTCGTCCTGTGAAGCGCTTCCTGCGCCGCTGCACGTGTGAAGGAAACGTAAGCGACCCGCGCAGGGTCCCCGCCTTTTCCTAAGTAGTCGCCGACCGTGTCGACAAGCGTTGTCGTCTTCCCTGTTCCGGGGGGTCCCAGAAACAACACGCTGTTGTCGTGCTTCATTTACGCACGCGCCTTTCTACCATATTGCGAAGAACGTCTTCGACCCTTGCTGCGACCTTCGCGTGTTCGTGTTCGGGGATATAGAAGCGCTTCGTGTCTTCACACAGGACCATTCGGACCCCGACGCTTCCTGTGTACGTGTCGCGGAAGAACACCTTCAGACGCAGGTCGACGAACCCGTCTTCCTGAATCCCCTTCCGTGATTCCTTCGTGAAGATTGGTTTCTTTTTGAACTTGCGTCCGCGCACCTTCTTCGGTTCCTTCTTCATAGCTAGAAGACGTCCTTTCGTGGTTTGGTTGTCTTTACAGGCTTGTGTTCTGTTTCTGCGGGAACGACCCACACGTTCACGACCTTGTCGTTGATTCGCAGTCCCTTCGGTTTCACTCCCTTGATTCGCAAATGCGCAGTTACCTGCGGCGACGTGAATTCCTTAAACCGCAGGCGTTCAAGGTAGGATATAAAATCGGTCAAGCGGAACATTCGGAACTTCGGGGTCCGGTATACCTTCCCGATAAGGACGTCTTCGCGCTTGTCGCTTTCGACGCTCCCTGTCACGAAGTCGTTCAAGTGAATGAACAACTGTCCGATAGCGCTGGAATCGTCGGGGACTTCGACAAGGTCGATGTCTTCGACTAGTTGTTGCATAAGCGCGGTCCAGCGTTCAGCCTTCACGTTAGGAAGAACGATGTTCGCCGCCGTGAAACAATGAACACGGAACGCGGGTTGCGACAGGATGTCCTGTCCTTCCACGGGACCGATCCGCGTGTCTTCTACGTCGACGAAGTACAGCGGCGGGGTCGTTAGTTGTTTCTGCATGTTCCGGATCTCCGGAAGCGCGCCTGTCCCGCCGACGCCGTGCTTCCGCGTGAGACAGGTCCGCCTGTCGCAGTGTTCGCATATGGGAGCCTGTTCGCACATGTACGAATAGGTCTTCGACTGCAAGGACTTGATGACCTGCATTACTTCCGCAGGCGTTCCGGGTCCCAACCATTTCTGATTCGCTTGGTCCAGCTTCGTCGTCCATTCATCGGGGAAGGCGCGCTTGTAGTAGACGCCTAAGTTTATCAAGGCGTTATTCATGGACCCCTTCGGGAACCCGTTCTGGATCAGCATCTGAAGACAAGGGGGACCTTCGGGAAGTTCTTCGTTCTGCAAGGGGTCCGAACCGAAGTCCAGCGCTTCCAGTTCCTTCAGGTTCGTGCGGGACCCTTCCGCGACCGCAAGGAATTCGTCGACGCTGTAGCGTCCGCCGTCCAGCTTGTGACAATAGCGGTCCGTCTTCGACCCCCCGAAATAGGGCATGTTGATCCAATTTCCCGTGTCCCCCTTCGCCGTGTTCAGCTTGTTCTGTTTCGGGAAGACTTCGCATCCCCCGAACCCTATTTGCGACGCGATTGCGTCCAGTCGTTTCCGCACAGCGGACGCGGCGACAGGCTTGTCGAAGAAGACGTAAAAGTGAAGTCCCCCGGACTTCGTCCGACAGGGAAGGAAGGGGGTCTTCTGAAGGCTCGCGACAATGTCTTCGACGGGCAAGCTGTAATGGTCGATGTCCATCGCGGACCATAGCACCCTACCATTGTCCATAATGGGGACGACGCCTAATCCCTGCTTTCCTTCCAGATGCTTCGACCATGTTTCCGCAGTCAGTTCGCGGACGACCGTTGTCGCCTTCCCTTTTCTTTTTTCGCCTGCTTCCGGAGCCTTGTCGACCCTGTATATTCCGTGGGCGCGTGTCAGTCCCTGAAATAGTTCGAAGTATTCTTCGGCATGTTCATGCACGTGTCTGCGTTCCTTCCTACTGGAAGCGGGGACCCCGAAGGGTCCCCGCATAGGTTTCCGAAGTTCGGACGTCGTACAGGGGACTAGACGACGTCGGTCTTCGCATAGGACGCTTCGGACGTGTCCGTCGTCGCGGCGGTCGACTTGGCAAGTTCCCGACACAGGACGTACAGGTCCGGGTCCTGCAACATGACGCCTTCGGTCGCGATGCTCCATCCGTACCAGTGATTGTTCCCCTTCGATTCGGCGGCGGTTGCGAGCAGGTAGGCGAAGGCGTAGGACGGCGGCGTGACCCGCTTCCCGTTCAGCGTTACCTTCCGCTGTGAAATGTTCGACATCCACTTCCGCGAATTCTTCAGCTGCGTCGACGACATCGACACAAGCGCGGGATACGCGCCTTCCGGGTCAAGAACCATAACGTAGTGTTCGGCGGTTTCGACCAGTTGGTGTCCCGTGTCGGGGTCTGTGGGGATGTTCCCCTTCTCGCTGCGGGGAAGGTGGTTGATAGGATAGTCGCGACCGTGGCGCGCGATGAATCCGCCGACCCCGGACGAATCGCGGGGGACCCATTCCAGAATGCAGCGGTCGAAGTGACAGGGGACAACGTCCACGGACTTATACAGCTTCCCTGTCACGGTGTTGAAGAAGTCGCCTTCTTCCGCTCCCTTCAGATACTTGTCGGAATTGCGGGACCGTTGCGGGGACAACGCCTGCACGACCTGAAGGAAGGGGATCGCAAGGTCGGACGCTTGGACGTTCTGAAGTCCGTCGCCAAGGTCGTTCCCCATAAGGGTTGAAACGCTTCCGACGACGACGTCGGTCTTCGCTGTCTTCGTGACAGCGTTCTTCGCTGCGGTCTTTTTCTTCGCCGCTGTTTTCTTCTTCGCTGCGGTCTTCTTTTTAGCAGGTGCCATTGTTCGCTTTCCTTGTTTGGTGGTGCGCTATGCGCGCGGGGGGTTGAAGTCGTTCTTCTTCGGATTGAACCCGCACTTCGTGCAGGCGCGTTCCGCAGGCGTTACCATTCCGCAACACTTGCAGACGGTTCGCTGTATGGGCGTCGGGGACATGTCTTCCTTCCTGTTGGGGTTACTTAATCTTCGCGCGCTTGAACTGGAAGACACCGAAGTCGTCGCGGGGAATCTTTCCGCCTTCTTCCAGCTGTCCCCGGACGAACGCCTTCAGGGTTCCGGGGTGAACGGATTCCTTCAGTTCGAAGTCCAGTTCCCGAACGCGAAGGGTCTTCGTCAATTTCGACAACAGCGTGTCGTTGTCGGACGGGATGGACACGACGACCTGTGTCCGAATCATGGCGCTGTTCCCCGTCTTCCGCAACCATGCGAACGCTTTTCCCTTGGACTTCGCGGGGATACTTGCGGCGACTTCGTCAAGGATGGATACAGCATGTCCGTCCGTGGTCGTAAAGCTTCGAACGCCTGCGGACGTCAACGCGTCCGGAAGTTCCTGTCGTTCGATGCGGCGGAACGCTTCCTTCGCTTCCTTCAGTTCGGTGTCTAGGTCGTCGACCAGCTTCGCCGCGCTGAAATATTTCGCGACCATCTTTTCCAAGTCGTTCAATTCCCCCGTCGCGGGAACCGCTTCGACATTGTCGGGACTGTCTTCGCCCATCATTTCCGACAGGACGTCCCCGACGTCTTCTTTCTTCTTCGACATTTCTTTCTATCCTTTCTTAGCTGTCGCCTTCACGCGGACAGGGTAGTAAGAAGACCGACGACGGTCCCACTTCAGAACATTCGCTGCGCCGTGCATCGCAAGCACGACGTGCAACGTCAATCCCATTATAACGGGGTCCCCTACCAGAAGGACAAAGTCCTTGTGTGTCCGGTAGGTCCGAAGGTCTTCTTCCAGCTTCAACTGTATACCGACCGCGTTCGCGCCGTCTTGACCGACCTGAACACCGAACGGAATCACAGTCTTTAAAGTACCATATCCGCCGACACGGGTCAAGTCAAACTTTCGACACGCCTGCGAAGCGTATACAATCGCGGGTCGTTCGGTTTCTTCGTTCACTATTCTGCACCTTCGCAGTCGGCGGCGAAGAAGGACTTCGCGTCCTGTACCGCGAAGTCCTGAAGGTAGGCGGTGTCGTTCGTCGCGATAGCCTTCAGCGTTTCAAGGTTGTCCGACTTGCGCAGTTCGTCCTTCCCCGACACGGCGTTGACGTTCGCCTTCTTCGTGTTCAACAGGTTGATAATGTGTGTGTCAATTGTCCCCGGACAGACAAGGTCGACATATACACAGGTTTCCTTCTGTCCGATTCTGTGGATTCGCTTTTCCGACTGCGCGACCGCGTCAAGGTCCCATTCCGGATTGTACCGGAACATGTAGCGCGCTTCGGTTAGGTTCAGTCCACGCGACCCGCAGTTCGTCCCGACGAAGAAGCGACACAGACTGTTCGTCCGCCACTCCTGAAGGTCTTCTTCGCGGTCGCTGTTGTCGCCTGTGTATTCAATGGCGCAGTCTTCGCCGTATTCCGCCTGCAACGCTGCTATGATGTCCCGCACAGCCTGCTTGTAGGTCGCCCATATAACGACCTTACCGTGAACGCCTTCCAACGCGGTCATAAGGGACGCGACGCGCGTCGCGTCCGGAATGGTTTCAACGACAGGATAACCGCCGTTCGGGTTGTCCTTTACGACGTGTCCCGACAGTATCTGTCGCAGGCGAAGAAGCTGGGAAATCACAGCTTGTGCTGTGGACACTTCCCCGTCGTCGAATCGAATCATGAAATTTTCGGACATGTCCTTGTAGTGCTTCGCTTGTTCCTTCCCCATAGTGACCGCCACGGTCTTGTACAGCTTGCGAGGCATGTCGACCGCTTCTTCCAGAAGGATGCGGTAGGAATGAAGGTCGACGGTCTTCCGAAGCTGTTCCCTGTTCTTGTAGCCTGTCACGACCTTGACCGAACGACCGCCGCCCATAAACTGATCCGCTAGGATCGCATACTGTGCGCGGAAGGACCAATAAGAACCCCCGAAGATTCCGTTATGTAGGAAGCGGAACGGCGCGAAGTATTCAAGCGGCGAATTGTAGCCAAGGGAACCCGACAGAATGCGTCGGAAGCGCGCGTTTCCCCCCGCCTTCGTGACAACCTTCGTTCGCCGTGCTTTGTGATTCTTGATGTCCGTGCATTCGTCTACGACCATGTAGACAAGGTTGTGCGAACGCGTGAAGACGGTCAGGAACTTTTCGCCGTTCATGGTGCTACACGCTTCTGTGTTCACGACTGCAATCTTCAAGCGCTTCGGTTCGGGGTACAGAATCGCGCGGACGTCTTCCGTCGCCTTCTTCGTCTTCTTCGACCCTGTCCACAGGAACAGGTCCGTCTGCGCGGCGACGTCGTCCGGAAGGAACTTCTTCAGTTCCGACAGCCACTGCGTATACATAGCCTTCGGCGCAAGGATTACGGCGGCGCAGGCGCGACCGTCGCGGAACAGGTCGACCAGTTCGTCTATTACGACGACGGTCTTCCCCGTCCCCATGTCCATAAGCAACGCGCCGTATTCACGAAGGTGAACTTTCTTCCGCGCTTCCTTTTGATGAGGATACAGTTTTCCCTTTATCATGTCTTCCCTTTCTATACCATGAATTGAAGCAGGTACACAGCCAGAACGCTCGCTGTGACAGCGACCAGAAGAAGCAGCGCTTCGCAGACCGTCTTCAGGACGACCCCGACGCGTTCTTTTTCTTCTTCCGCTTGCAATTCGTCAAGTCGTCGCTGTATACGTGCGTGGTAAGGTTCGCGGGGGTCATTCATCGGACGAAGCTTCCACGGTGTCCGACTGCGCCTGTCGGGCGTACATCTTGTCCGGGTCCGCGACCTTCGCGTCCCCGCAGTCTTCCACGGTCACGGGGACAACCTGCGGGGACAAGGCGACGTCGATAGCTTCCTGAAGGTCCGCCGCTTCCCGCGTGAAGTGTCCGGACTGTTGTTCCCAGTGTTCGACAAGGGCACGAACCCCGAAGCGCTTAGCGGACGCCTGAAGGGGTTTAATCCGGACAACAGCCTGTCGAAATGCTGTTCGAAGCTTCTGCGCGGACGCAAGCTTCATTTCAGTGTCCCGCCACACGACGACAATATCGTCGGGAAGGGTCGCTTTCTTCTGTCCTTGTTTCTGGTTGTTCATGGTCTAGCCTTTCTTGTTGACGTACTTGTCCGAACGGACAGCGTCATGTCGTTGCAGAAGGTAGCGAAGGCCCACGACAACCATGTCCAGAACTTCGGGGACAATGTCCATGTTCTGCACGGCGTCGTACTGCACTTCGTTGAATTCTTCCAGTAGTGCGCCGATGAAGTGGGCGCGGTCCACGAACACGCCGTGTTCGGCGTCGGCGTGTTCCATGCGTTCGATAATTTTGTCTTCGATGCTTTTCGGAATGGGAAGCACTAGAAACCCCTGCTTATGTGGATCGGGGGACTGTCGACCACGTTCACGGTCGCGTCCTTGTCGAAGTACACGACGTGCGCGTTGAATACTTCCACGGCGCGAAGATACTGGGACAGGACGTGCGTGTCTTCGAAGGTGCGATTCCGGAAGGGGGTTCGGAAGACGCTGTCCGGAACAGGCGGGGTCTTTTCTTCTACGAACTTGCGGACCCGTGCGTTGTGCGCGTTGACGTGACTCTGATATTCGTTGCGCGCGTCCTTGTGCTTGCGCAGCTGTTCCCGCAGGCGTAGGACTTCTTTTTCTATCGTCCCAGCCGCTTCGACCAGTTCGTCTATTCGGTTGTTCTTGCTGTTTACCGCTTCCTGCATGGCGGCGGCGTCCTTGTCCGCCTTTTCGTACAGGTCCGACAGTCGAAGCGCGTTGTCGACCGCGCTTTTCAGCTGCGCCTTCTGTATGTCGTTCGAACCTAGCGCGGTATTTAGGGACGTCTGAACAGCGCGACGCGCAGCGCGTGCGGAATCCCGTTCCTTTACCGTCGCACGAAGCGCGGCGAAGGCGTACATGAACAGAATCCATCCTGCGCAGGCACAAAAGAACATCGTTGTAT